CGTCCCAATCAAAATAGCCTTGTTTTGGGTATTTATTTTCAAACCATTGATCTGCTGCAATTTGATTAAGCATCTGCTGTCTATTTCTTTCTAGAATATTTTTAAGATCCATTTACTTCTCCTTCATTTTTCCGATTTTATCTACTAAAACCGATAGTTGTGATTCAAGAGCTTTCTCTTCAGGTCTCTTCTTACGTGCACCTAAGTAGCCAGCAAGTAACCATAGTACTCCAACAACAACTGCGATACCAATCATGTGTTGCATAAAGTTTGCAATAGCGAAAGACATTAGTTCGTAAAACGAATTTATCTGTCCATCTTCACCGCCATAGTCGGCAGCACTTAAAGGTGCGTCATCCACTGCTATGCTTCCAGCTAGGGCACCACCCGCAGTCACACCTGCAACTATCACAGGGCTGCTTGTTACCAGACTTGCAACAGCCGCAGCGCCAGACGCGCCAGCTCCCGTAACAATATCTGAAAAGTCTGTTCGGCAACCCGCCAATAGTAACATAAGCAGTATTGAATACCTCATAAAGTTTTCTCCTTATCATCTTTTCTCCTCTCTTTAAATTTACATTTCTCTCTCATAGTTAATTGTGGTTGAAACTTCCATCTTACATTAGAGTCATCACAATTATTTATAAACATCATCAATGCTTTAAACGCAAATCCCTGGAATATTAATTTNTTATTGTTATAAAATTTTCCTCGATCTTTATTTATTTCTAATTTATATTGTTTATGTGCATATTTCAAAGTATCNCTCGCTGAACNANCATCCATAAAGNNCCTACGATGGNNCCTACAAATACGATTGCAAGTAAAATNATTCCTACTACTTGAAGAAGNTTTCTACGNAGCTCAGCTTGTTTATATAAGGTTTCTTGTCTTTGCTTNCGNATTTTAACTTGCATCTTTAAAAGATCTTGCCATGCGTTTGGACCATGTGTTAAGTTAATCCANTTACGTAATTCCTCTTCCATAGCTTCTGCTTTCTTTTTAGCAGCAAAAGCATCCATAGCTTCTTGTTCCACNCTACTCCCTGCAAATAATTTTTTAAATACCGGTGGATTNNTTGCCATNTTAACTGATTGATTTACATCAGAGACTGCACCCATCCATCGTCCTATGTCGCCGTACATTGACTCGACATCTTTTCCCATCGAGAAGCCCTTCTTAATTAACGAGAAGGCGGTTGAGGCCGTCGCGAGAGCTGTTACAGGATCCATATATTATACCTCTCTANTCTTTCTTCCTCGGTATACAATATGCTTTCACATATATTTTGTCCCCTGCTACTCTTTGATTATGATTCTGATGTGCTACCTTTTTAGAATACTCTAAGCAAGTATCTAAGTCATTAAAATATACGGGCTCTTGCTCTTTACTTGCTAAGAATACAATTAAAACCCATAACATTATTTCATCCAACTAGAAGCTAGATTACTTACAACTCCTATTGAACCTGCTAAACCCATCATTAACCAGAATGCACCTCTCCAACGATTAGCTGTAGCTTTTAAATCTTTAACGCTATTATTTAGTTCCCTCATATCTTCTTGCATAGCTTCCACTCGTTCTTCCAACCGAGCTAATGCTACTTCTAATTTTTGTTCTTGCGACATTTTAGTCTCCGTTGAAAGTTTCATTAAAAGTTAGAACCTTTAATTCCATACAATGATATTCTTGTACCAGCAGCAATATTTCCAGTGCTAAACATAAAACGTAAATAATTTATAGCACTTGTTGTTTCCATGTTTGCACCACCAGCCCAAGTATAGTCTTGATTTATATGTTTAGCTACATATCTAAAATTCATAAATTTATTAAAACTTGTATTATTTAATCCATAGAACCAAGCTATAAAACTTCCACCTTCATTCGCATCATTACCTACGTCAGTTCCTAATTGAATATAGGTTTGACCAGTTGAAAGTTCGTTGCCATGTCCACCACTTCCAGATATAGGAAGATAATGCCTTCCACCATTAGTAGTAACATTACTGCTACCATTATCAGTAGATGTCGTTATCCAAGGTTCAGCACCATCTGTTGCTGGTATAACACTTTTACCAATCATCACATAATCATCATAAGTAACATTTACATAAGTATTGTTAAAAACAATTTCAGAAGCAGCTACACCTAAAGATACAGTATGAAGTTCTATCCAAGAACCATCAGGCATATTAGCAGCTGCCATAGTTCCTAACTTTGTTGCAGCTATAGCAGCACTAGCATTAACATCTGCATTAACAATATCTAATGAAGCAAGTTTAGATTTAGCTATCGCAGCACTTGCATTTATTTGTGTATTGGTTAGAGTACCATCGGTGACTCCGAGAGCTTTTAGTTTTGTGATAGCCATTTAATTCTCCTATTTAGGGTCGCTAGCTTCTGCTTCCTCATTTATTTCTTTAGCTGTCTTAACGACTTTTAAAGTAAAGGCTTGAGTAACTTGAGCATCTTCTCCTGTTGCTATTTGAATGCTGTTAGCATTACAGTGTGCTATGTTAGCTGCAATGATTTCATCTTTAGCAATCCTTGCTCTATTCTTAAGGGCATTGTCTACCCATTCTTGTGTTGATAAAGCACAGTAAGACATTACTTTGTCTTCTGTGTCTGTTAATTTTACAGTATAATCTGCCATAATTTTTCTCCTTGTTATTGTTTTAACCTAATAGCATACCTTGAAAAGATCCATAGTCTGCTTTATTAAATCTATTATAACATTGAACTTGAACATAATCATCAGTTGCTAAAGAAAGTATAATTGATAAACTCATCCAACTATCATAAGTAGTTGAATAACATTTGTTACCAGTAAAATTTGTTGATCCATTTTTTAACCATTTTAGCATTCCATAACTAGGACTACTACTCATTTGCAATACATGAGTACTAAAATGGTAATCACCAGCTATAGGAGCAGTAAATCTGCCATTACTAGTATCATAATGGCTTCCATTATTTACTAATGTATTATCAAAAACCATTGTAGTCCAACTTTGACTATTAGTTGAATAACCACTTCCATTCATTCTAGCACTAAATCTTGGTTGCTTTGGAATTGTTAAACGACCATCTTGGTTTAGATTAAGACTAGTAGTTCCTGCATTACTAACAACAGATAACTCACCACCATTAGTAACTGTAAATGCATCATAAGCACTACCACTATTCAAACTTGCATTAGTTGTTGTAACCCTTATAGCTTTACCAGTACCTTGATTTTGACCAGCTATCTTTATATGCAAACCTTGAGTATCAGATGGATTACCACCAGTACCAGTTTGCTCAATAACCATTGTAGGTTGATTTGTACCAGCACTTTGTTTTACATGTACAACACCATTAGTATTACTATTAGTAGTTGTATTTATAAATGTTCCTACGCTATTTCCAGTTGTTCCATGAGATACATTTAATGTATTATGCCCAGTAACTATTCCACCATCAGCAATAGTAAGAGCAGCATCACCATCTGTATATTGTATGTTTTGTACTTTTAAAATTGATGTCATTCTGTTCTCCTACAATTTATCATCGTGCTCTTTAATTTTTTGTGCAATCCATTCATCAGTGGGTTTTGTTATTTCTTTATCTTCCCAAACAAGAACATCATTTACAAAACTGTATTTAGCAGTTGGAAATTCATTTTTTAAAATCATACTTGATGTAGCTTTTAAATCATCTTTTGTTACTGTTTCTATCATTATCCAATCCTCATAAATCTATACCCAAAATGATAATTCCTAACCCAATAATTACTAGATGTACCGAGTTCTTGACAGTGCCATCTTGCGTGTATTGTTGTAGAAGAACCTAAAGTAAATGGAGCAAACACTCTTGTTCCACCACTTTCGTATGAGTTTGCACCATTTCCCCATTTATTTACTGCTACAGTCATAATTCCGTATTCACTACCACCACTACTACTTCCTAATTTAGAATAAGAATAATAAACTCCAACTGAATTAGCATTACTATGATTCTCAAACATTCCAATATCGTGATTAACAAATGGAAGCCATGTTCCAGCAGCTAATGTTGTACTATAATCATAATTAGTATTGACTGCTTTGTTAGTATCATTGCCAAGTGACCATGAAACTACTTCAAGAAGTTTAAGACCACCTACATTAAATTGAGTTCCTTGAACAGTAGAGCTTCCAGTAATAGCTCCAGTAACAGCTAAAGCATTAGCCACAGTAGTTGTAGCATCAGTTACTGTTATCCTATCAGTATTAGCAGTCTTTAATTTAACCTGATCGTTTGTTTGAAGATCAACTCCAGAGTCTTGATCTCCACTTGAATTCATTATTTTATCTGCGTGTATTGTACTAGTCATCCTGCAATCTCTATAGCTGTTAAGTTAGAAGTAGCAATATCATCATATGTTTGCCCACCTCTAGACATGTTTGTATTAATCCAAGTTGTAACTCCTGAATTATATCCAGTCATTTGTATTTTATAAGTTAATGCTGATGTACTACTAGGAGAATCTAAGTAGTGCCAACTTGTAGTTCCTGACATATTTTGATCGGTAGACATAGGTGAAGCAAAAAAGTTTACTGATTTTCTAGAACCTTCACTTCCTCCTCCTATATGTGTACCATTTCTTAAACACCTAAAAGATCTACCAGTTGCATCATCACTGCATGATAATGATATATTACACAATAATAATATTTTACTGCCAGTTGATTTAGGAGTTATTGTTACACTTAATCCAGCTATATCAGCAAAACTATTATTACTTGCATTAGATTGTGAATCTGTTTTACATGCGCTTACTGCATTAATGAATATTCCAGGTGCAGTTAAAGATCCTGTATCAGCTCCTGATATTTTACTACCAGTAGGTACTGTACTACTACCAGATATAGCTGGCCCACCAGATATAGTACCTGATGTAGCAGTTAAAGTACCGGCTACATTTAAAGTTTGTCCACTAGGAATTGCAATAGTTGTACTTGTATTTCCTCGCATTTCATCTACATATAGCTTACTCATTATATCACCGTAAATGTACCATTCACAGTTATGGTCACTCCATTATTAATTGTTACTGGTCCTATTACACTACCATTTTCACCTGAAGCTATTGTCTGGCTAGTTGCTAGTGTATTAGTATTTATTCTAATTGGCGTAGCACCTCTAGCTAACTGTGAACTTAACTTAGCTGCTGTAACTGTACCATCAGCTGGTGTAGTTAGAGATCCTGTTTCACCTAATATTATTATATAATCTATTACATCACTACTTGTAAGTGCAGAAGCAAATACAATATTACTACCATTTAAAGTGTAAGCATCAATAGGTGCTTGTGTTACCCCGTTTAAACTTACAATCATTGATTCAGCACTAGCTGGAGTAAAGGCTTGTCCTGCACGTTGCAAGGCAAAAGTTGCTGTAGCTGACGTAGTAATACTGTCTAGCTTTATAAACTCTCCTTGTATTGGTGTCTTACCTATATAGGGCATATTGTTCTCCTTATAATTTATCCATCTCAGCTTTTACTTGTGTCCATGTAACACCAAATTTACTTGGGTCATCTGTGTAAACAGCACCACCACTACCATCATCACCAGTAACTTTTTTAAAACCAGCTTTAAATTCTGTTTCGTTTGTTGGGTCAGCACCTTCAAATTTCCATTCTGTTATTTTAAGGTTGTGTAATGCTTGTGTAAATTTATCTGTACCTTTATCACTCATACTGCAACCTCCATAATTACTAAACTACTTACACCACCAGCATTTGTAGTGTCAGTTCTACCTCTATTTAAATACATAGTAGATTGATTAAACATTCTAATTCTATATCGATTTGACACTCCAGCACCCAAACTTGGGCTATCTAAAAGATGACCACTTCTGTGAAATACATCAAGAGTATTTCCATAAGCTGGAGTTAATCCTCTACTTGGAGCCATAGGAACATCAGTACTATAAATTCTATTTGTACTTGTTCCAGAACCAGCAGTATTTCTATTTAAATTAGTATTGCCACCAACAAACGCATGAGTGCTACTAGCTGTCCTCATACAGAAAAAGTGCATATCATGGCTGTCCATATTATTATCTTCACCACCTATTCCATGACATATAGACCAATGAACATAAAAAGTTGAATTAGCTCTTTTAGTTGTAAATGATTTATCTAAAATATCATGTCCAGTAGCACTACTTGTTGCAGCAAAACTTGCACCAGTAGAATAAATAACGTGTTGAACTTGTAGTATAGAACCAGTAGGCATATTAGATGCAGCTAATGCTGCCATTTTACTTTGTGCTATAGCTGCACTAGAATTAATCTGAGTATTAGTTATAGTATTATCTGTAATACTTGCAGCTGTTATTTTTGATAATGCCATTATT